AATATGACAAGAACTCAAATGCACACAAAGCTAGGACTTCGATTAGAAGATACTGGCGAAAACAATTTTAACACAGCTACTAAAGATAGTGCATTAAATAGCGCACAGAGAATGGTAGCTAATTTTTTACATGAGGCTTATTTAACTGAATTAGAGTTTAAGGATTCTGTTACTATAAATGGGACTGGTGGATTAATTACATTAGGTGGTGCTGGTGGTGCAAACAATTCTAGTGCAGTGCCAATTCGTAATAGTATTCGTGCAGTTCAACTAGGTACAAAATATGCAATTAGAATTCAACTCTCAGATGTAAAGAAACTCGAAAATGAATATCTAGGTGCTGATTCTGTTAATCCAGTGTATTGGGTGTTTGGTAATAATGTAACCATTAGGCCAAATGCACAAGTAGGTGGTTTTACAAACGCAGTTTTATATTATTTAAAAACCCCAACAGATATAGCTAGTGGTGTAGAACCAATACTTAATTCTGCATTGCATGACATAATGATTGATTTAGCAGAAGCAGAACTGTGGAGAATGGACAATAAAGCAGATAGGTCACAATTAGCTAAAGCTTCTGCAATGGAACAGATAAAAATGTTAAATGATAGATATACTAATGAACAACCAACTGGAGTAGGGCATGACATGGGATAAGCTTATAGCAAGGGCCTTAGTGCCATTTGAAGGAAGGATTGGACAGTTAGATAAGAGGGCTGGATTATATCTAGATGAGGCCCAGGAAGATTTTAGTTTATATACTAGATGTTTTGTAAAAAAAATTAATATTTATTATTACAAAGAAAAGTCACATGTTACTTTACCTAATGATTTTATAGAGTTAGCTGATAAACCCATTTTTAGGTCAAATGTGTTAAGAAAAGCAATGAGCAATAGTTTTG